ATGTTGATCAATCAGTTTCATTAAATTTAGCTTTTCCTAAAGAAGCAGAACCTAAGTTTATTAATAAAGTACATTTAGAAGCTTATGAGCAAGGAATTAAGACTCTATATTATATGAGAACTGAATCTGTATTAAGAGGAGATATAGCAGCACAGGCAACCGATCCAGATTGCCAAGCATGTGATGGATAAAAAATAGACCAGTATGAAATACTACTGGGTTTAGGACCGTTTTAGTTAACGGCACGGGGTAAGAAAAAGTTCGCTACTATTCTTACCCCATTTTTTTCATAGATATATAGATTAACGAATAAACAAAAAACAATTTAAAATGGCAAAATTATTTTACGTGATTAATCACAACGAAGGTGAAGGAGGAGTAGATTTCTTCAAAACAGAAAAAGAGGCATTAGCCCATGGAAAAGAACAATTCGAACAATTCGAAATTGGTAAAGAAGTGGAAGACGAAGATGGTAACACATATATTGGAGACTCTTTAACATTTAAAAAAGGAATCTTATTTTCAATAGAAGAAGAAGGTGTTAAAATACAAGCAATGGAAGATGCTGATGCTAGAAAATACTCATTAGATCTAGAAGAAATGGGTTCTACTGTATTCTTTGAAGGTTTTGTAAAAGGAATGTATTGTATTATAGGCCGTAACAACACTGGTAAAGGTATGAAATGGGATTATGATGGTGATGATATTAATGAAAGCAAATCTAACAGTTCATTAAAGTTCGTGAAAACATTTGAATCATTCACAAGAACATTATAAAAACATAATTTAATCTATCATGAAGCACGTTAAAGATTTAAACGAATGGCAAGACCACTTACAAATGCAAGCTGATCAAGCAGGCATGTCTAAAGAAGAATGGATTGCATCATACGGATCAAGTATACAAGGGGTTGATGAAAAAAATGCTGACGGAACTATTTCAGATGATGAAGACGAAGAGGCTGAAAACTTCATGGCTGATGTTAGATTTATGACTGTTGAGTTAATAGAATATATCGCTAAAGAAGCTGATAAAATCGGAGGATCTTTCAGAGCACCTGGATATGAAGCCACTGCTAAGAAATTAATAAAACAAGTTATGAAAGAAAAGAAATTTAAATTTTAATATTTCACCACTACACTACACTAAACCAGGACTTCAATCCTGGTTTTTTTATTTATGAAACTTTATCGTATTTCTTGTTATAATACCTATAAATAACATTGTATTAAATCTAAAGACAAAAAATGAAAATTACGATTCAAAAAGTAGATCAGACTAATTTTATTAACTTCATTAACAGACTGAAGGTAATCGATTCTTTCGTTTATTTTAAAATTAAAGGTGGGACTATTCAAGCTTCTGCTTATTTACCACAAAGAGATGCTGTGAAACATCACAGACTTCCAATTAGCCAAGTTTTTCAAATAGAAGAAGGCACAATCACTACAACAAAGGAGTTAAAGGTAGCTTTCTTTGATGCGCAGAAATTAACAGATGCGTTTAAGCAATTTGAGTATGACTCAATTCAAGGTGAAATTGAATTCTTAGAAAACGATGAAGATTTCGTAGCAACTAGCTTCCGTATCTTTAATGACGAATTAGAAATTCAATTAGCATGTTCTGAGCCATCTTTAGGATATAAAGATCTTACCGATTCTCAAATATCAACTATATTTAATGTAGATGATGCTAGTTTTAAATTTGATTTGGAATACGGTACCCTAAGTAAAGTTAAAAATCTATTCGGCTTAGATAAAGAAGAAACTTTCTCAATCGAAGCAAGTACGAAAGGAGTAGAGTTAACAGGTAATACTTACAATATGTTAGTTACACCAGACTTTGAAGGAGACGGAGGTAAAAAAGTAACTTTATTCAAAAAATACTTATCATTATTAGACAAAGAAGATTATACAGCTAATGTATTAGATAATCGTGTTGTTATGTCGTCAAACGACTCTGAAACACTTTTAACTATTGCAACATGTAACACTGGAGCATAAATGATCGGAATTGAACAACTAATAGAAAAGCCAGAAACAGAGCTTACGCCTGGGGAAACTCAATCGCTAATTGCACACTATGAACAAATGTCGGCGAAATATACGGCATATGAGCAAGCAGTTAAAGTAACGTTAAACTCTATTTATGGTGCATTTGGAAATAAGTGGTTTCACTTCTTCGATATAGAAATCGCAGAGTCAATTACCTTACAAGGTCAATCTGCAATTCTATATTCTGAAAAGATACTAAACAAATACTTCCAAGAATTCTGGCCTAAAGATACTGCAGCACATGAACATTTAAATATTAATGTTAAAGGCAGATTAGTTAGACCATCAGTTGTTTATATCGATACAGATTCTTGTTATGTTCAGTTTGAAGAAATGTATGAATCTATTGAATGGCTTGGAGAAAAGATGGCAATTGATAAGTTTATTATGGAACTATACAATTTTAGAATCAAAGACTATATTACCAAGTGTATGGCAAAATATGCTGAAACAACAAATACAGATAATTTCTTGTATTTTGACATGGAAACTATAGCATACTCTGGAATCTGGTTAGCTAAGAAGAAATACTTACAGAATATCGCATGGGAGGATAAATTAGATGAAGATGATAGATATCCTTCTCTAAAAAAGATTAAAACAATAGGATTTGATACGATACAAAGTTCAACCCCAGCATTAGCACGTAAGCATTTAACTGAAGCTTTACAATTAGTTTTATCTGAAAAACCAACCGCCGCTTTATTAAAAAAGCTGGTTGACTACTTAAAGAAATGTAAAAAAGAATTTAAGTTAGCAGATATAGATCAAATAGCTTTCAATAAGAGAACCAATAATATAGAAAAGTATATTGTAGATGATACTATTGAATTTCAAATTGGATTAAAGTGTCCTCCGAATGTAAAAGCAGCAGGATTCTATAATTTCTTAATGAATACCAATCCAAAATACAAGAACAAGTATAAGATGATTGGTAATGGCGAGAAATTAAAATTATACCACTGTAAAACAACAACATCAGATATGTTCGCGTATATGCCAGGAGATCACCCTTATGAAATAGCGCCTGAGGTTGATTATGAAATACAATTTGAGAAAAGTGTAATTGATCCACTAAATAGAGTATTGAAGGCATGTAGTCTTCAAACTCTAAACAGAAACTTAATTTATTCAACATCATTATTTTAATATGAAACCAACATTTTACGAAACAGTATTGGGTATTGTTAAATCAACCCCTAATAATATGAGTTTAGGAGATTCAATTAGATCTTTAGTTAATAAGATAGAATCTGTAGTAGAAAAGAAAACACTAAACGATGATAAACAAATAACAATTTTTGACGACTTAAGCAATTATGGAAATAGATCCTAAAAAAATTACAGAAGAACTAACAGTAGAACAACAACTACAAGTTAAAGATTATCAAAAAGTTTATATGAGATTAAAGATTTTAAAAGCACAGATGTCTGATATTCAGGAAGAAACTGCAGATCTTATAGAAACTCTTGGTAAAATGAGAAACAAAGATAAAAATAAAGAAGAAGACAATGGCTAAAAAAGATTTTACATTTAACGATTTAAATAATGAATTAGCAAATTTAAATCCACTAGGATCCGTGATGGATCAATCAAATTTCAGTGAAGTTACTGAATGGATTCCTACCGGAAACTATCACTTAAATGCATGTGTATCGGGTTCCCTTTTCGGAGGATGGCCAAACAACAGATCGTGTTCAGTTGCAGGTCCTTCAGGAACTGGTAAAACATTCCTTACATTAAACTCTGTAAGAGAAGCAATCAACATGGGTTATAGCATAATCTATTATGATTCAGAAGCAGCTGTAGATAAAGAACAAATGATTAAGTTTGGTATTGATATTACTAAGGTAAATTATCAGCCAATGAATACTGTTCAAGATTTCAGAACTTCTATTACAACAATTACGCAAAAGATGCAAGAGATCAAAAGAAACGGCGGAAAGATTCCAAAGCTTATGATCATCTTAGATTCTGCAGGTAACTTAGCAACAAGAAAAGAAATTGACGATGCTGCATCTGGTAGTGAAAAATCAGATATGACTCGTTCAAAGATCTTAAAATCTATATTTAGAATTATAATGACGCCATTGGCAGATTTAAAGATTCCATTTATATTTACAAATCACACATACCAATCTCAATCGTTTATTCCAATGCAAATTGCAGGTGGAGGAACCGGTCCGGAATATGCAGCATCAATAGTACTTATGTTAAATAAGGCACAATTAAAAGATGGAGCTGATAAAGTTGGTATTATTGTAACTGCAAAACCTACAAAGAATCGTTTTGCAAAACCAACTCCAATTAAATTCCACCTAAACTTTAGCGAAGGTATGAATCCTTATGTTGGATTAGAACAATACGCTACTTGGGATATTTGTGGAATTACTAAAGGCTCAATTGAAAAAGGAAAGAAAGTTCCTAAAGCAACGGCAAGAGGATGGATTTGCGAACACTTAGATGAAGCAGTTCCAAATAAAGAATTCTTTACAGATAAGGTATTTACAAGAGAAGTATTAGAAAGAATTGAAATACACATTAAGCCTTTATTTAATTATAATTCAGAATCAAGTTCTTTAGACATTGAAGAGATGCTAAACGATACCGTAGAATCATAATGAAAGCAGACGTTTATACCATCAACGAAGATAAATTACCAATAAAATATATTTTAGGCATCCAGGATAAGTTAGAAGCTTTCCCTGATGCCTTTGATATTCTATACATATTCATTACTGAAGCCGTAAAGAATCCATCCAGACAAAAGGAAACATTCACACGACATGCCTTAATGAAATATCATAGTAAAGGTAACACTGAGAACGCCTCTGAAGGATTAAAAAGAGGAATTCAATTAGGTTTGTTAGATCAAATCAAATTTGAAGAAGGAAAAGAAACATACGAAATAAAAATAAATCCATACAAATGATAGCAGTATTTGACGACTTTATTAAAGACGAATCATTAATAAAAGAGATACAAGAAGATCCTAACTTTTATATTCCTACGGGACAATATAAGTATTATAAAGGATGGTGGAACTCTGAACCCAGCAATGTTAAACAGAGGTTAATTAAATATATATGGGGAGATAATCTACCAATAAAAACAGGAGGTGTAATCGATGGATTTGAGCACTGGACTGGTTTACAATCAACAGAGATAGAAGGTCGTAGAAACTACTTGGAATTACACATGGATGATGATGTACATTTAAGACAGCAAAAAGGTCAAAGAATGTTTCCTATCTTGGGATGTGTATATTATCCTCCGGGATTTGAATTTGAAGGAGGAGACTTACATATCTATACAGACGGAGAACAAAACAGCCCAGAGGTAATTAAAACCAGATCAAACAGATTAGTTATATTTAATCCAGGTGAAGTAGTTCACGGCGTTTCTGAGGTTACCAAAGGAACTAGAGGTGCAATTGCAATTAATGTATGGGCAGAAGAGCCTTGGTCAGTTGGACAAGGCCATATCATACTAGAATAAGATTGAAACTAACCAATTAATTTTGGTATAACTTGTATATAAAAACAAATAAATATGAAATTCGGAGCAGACTTTGAAAAGATTTTTTTTAAATTATCTCTTGCTAAGCCTAAGTATTTTGAAACAATCGACAGATCTTTCTATACTTCAGACGACATAGCAATATTACATACGTTAGCTTCTAAATTTCATGCTAAATTCCATGAGACTCCATCTGTTGATCAAATGGTTGTTCTTACTAAATCCCCTAAAATCAAAGGTAAAATTGATGAGAATATTGTAGAGCTTCTATATAGAGTAGATCTATTACAATATGATGAAGAGTGGTTAACACAAACCATGGAATCTTGGATCAAGTGGAGAAACTTTGAAGGCACTTTAATGGATACGATCGAGTACGTAAAAACTACAGATGTTTCGCCAGAGAATGTTGACAATATAGTTTCTAAGGTAAAGACCCTAATCAATGATAGAAATGCAATTACATTTAATTCAGATATTGGGTTAGATTTCTTTAATGCAGATGATCACTATAGCGAAGACAGGGTAAAAGTAAGTTCAGGTTATAATTTTTTAGATAGAGTACTTAACGGAGGTTATGATAAAGATGGTTCCTTGGTAGTTTATGTAGGAGAGCAAAACATTGGTAAGTCAATCTTTTTAGCAAATGATGCTGCGAATTTTGTAAAGATGGGAGTTAATACGGCTTTTATTTCTGCGGAAATGTCAGCTCCTAAAGTCTTAAAAAGAATCGGTGCTAATTTACTAAGCATTCAAATGAATGACTATGATGAAAAGGCAAAGAATCGTGATTTAATGAAAAGAAAGATTGAAACTGTTGGAGATGGTTTAACACCTCCAGGTCAATTATTTATTAAGCAGTTTCCAACTTCACAAGCAACAGTTACAGATATTGAAGCTTATTTAAAGCAAATTGAAGAAGAGCGTAGGATTAAATTAGGTGCAATTGTAATTGACTATATTAATATCCTTGCAAACTTTAGAAATCCAAACAGTGAAAACACATACTTAAAAATTAAGCAAATTGCTGAAGATTTAAGAGCAATGGGAACTAGGAACGGTTGGTTAATCGTAACTGCAACCCAAATTAATAGAAATAATTATAACTCCAGTGATATCGGAATGGGAGACGTTGCAGAATCTGCAGGCCTATCACACACAGCCGATATGATGTTAGGTATTATACAAGATGACTTAATGAGATCTAGTTATGAATATTGGTTAAAAATCCTGAAGATCAGGGACGGTGAAGGTAAAGGAACTAAATGTAAGTTAGAGATTAACTACAATTACATGAGACTTACTGAAACCGATGAAACAACTAACTCAAATATACACAGTTTATAATGTCAGATAAAACAACACAAGGAAGAACTAAAAGAGATAAGATATTCGATAATACGTTTGAGGAAACAGAATATGAATTTGATACTTCGATGTCTTTTGCTCTTGCACCTAGATCCGTCGATAACAGATCCGAAGAAGACAAAATAGAAACTAAATTAATAGCTGACGAGATTCATGCATTAATTACAAACTCTAGATTTAAAAAATTTAATAAGATTGATGAATTCCACCAGACTGTTAAATTAAATAAAATAGATATTAATGAAGTCTATGAGTTTATATCAGACGAAACTAGAACAGCACATTCACTAGTAGATATATTCTCAGAAATGTGCGATTACTTTAATGTAAATCCTACTCGTTTTTACCAGTCACTTGGAAATAAATTCAAAGAAGAGTTAATTGAAGAACTAGACGCTAGAACAAACATACTACAAAAGAAGAATATAAATAGACTATTTTAAAATGATTGAAAATAAAATCTTAAAGAAACCTGTAAAAAGGATCTGGGTTTTAGGCGATATGCATTTAGGAGTCCGGTCTAATTCAATGGAATGGTTAGAGATCCAAAAAGATTTCTATGAAAATGTATTTATACCAACGCTTAAGGAAAAAGTAAGACCTGGAGATATTCTTATACAGGTTGGAGACGCTTTTGATAATAGACAGAGTATTAATTTAAAAGTATTAAATTATGCTGTAAATTTATTTGAAAGATTAGGTGAAATCCTACCAACTCATATTATTTGCGGAAACCACGATATATGGGCTAAGAAAAGTAATGATGTTACTTCAATCGATAGTTTAAAGTGGATTCCAAATGTTCAGATTTATAAAGAACCTAAGCTTTTTAATTGGGGAGAAAAGAAGGTATTGTTAATGCCTTGGAGAAGAGATACAGAACATGAAGTTGAAACTTTAGCAGAATATCCTCAAGCAAATATGGTATTTTGTCATTCTGAGGTTCGTGGAATTAAATTAAATTCAAAGGTTACTAATTTACACGGAGTTGAAGCAAATTCATATGATAATTTTGATGGAGTTTGGTCTGGTCATATTCACTATAGACAAAATAAAGGTAAATTAAGAATGGTTGGTGTTCCATATCAATTAACTAGATCCGATGCAAACAACGCAAAAGGATTTGACCTGATTGATTTAAGTGACATGAGCGAAACTTTCTTCGAGAATGATAGATCACCGAAGTTTGTGAAAACATATCTTACAAGTCTTTACAACGTTACTCTTGGAGAATTTAAAGAGCAGATTGAAAATAATTTTGTTGATCTATTCGTACCTTCTCACGTTGCTGCAAGTAATTCACTTTCTAAATTTATCAACCAAATCCAAAATGTTGGTAGAAAGATAGAACCGAACATATACGAACAAGATACTTTTATCGATAAAGACATGTATGACATGGAAGAAATCGAAGACCTATATAAAAACTACAATATCCTGCATCTTTGTAATATGTATATTGATGGAATGTCAAAGGACGATGAAACAAAGTTACAGATCAAGGATAGGATAAAGAGACTGCATGATTTATGTGCATATAATTACGATAGTGAAATATGAGAATACAATCTATAGAGTTTAAGAATTTTGCAAGTTATGGAAATTCAATCCAACGGTTAGAATTCGAAGAAGACAATTCAGAATTATTTCTAACACTTGGTAAAAATGGCCATGGTAAAACTACAATCGCAAATGCGATTATGTATGCGTTATATGGTAAGGTAGAAGGCGTAAAAATGGCTGATCTGCCTAATCGTATTAATAAAGAACTATGGGTAAAAATTAATCTACAATGTAAAACCACTGAGGTTTCTATTGAAAGAGGATTAGCACCTGGTAAATTTGAAGTTAAGCTGAATGGAATTGAATTTGATAAAGCAGGTAAAAGATCAGTACAGGAATATTTAGAAGAAGAGATCTTTGGAATTCCATATCATGTATTTAAAAATATTATTATCTTATCAGTTAATGATTTTAAGTCGTTTTTAACAATGACTAATAATGATAAAAAACAAATCATCGATAGGATGTTTGGATTCTCTATCTTGAATGAAATGCAACAAAACATTAAAGAAGAGCGCAAAAGCTTGAAAGTTGATTTAGACATATATGAGAGAGAACTTACTCAGTTAGATGAAAATATTACTTCAGTTAATATGAAGTTAAATGAATTGATGGCAGAGTCTAATGAAAAGGACAAGGCTAAAATTCAAGAATTAAAGGATTCTTTAGTTAGATATACTGCTAATAAAGCCAAGCTAGAGCATGCACAAAATACAATTTCGGAAAGCCTATCAAAGGTTAATTTAGATTGGAGGTCGTCAACTGATGATAAAACAAAATTAATGTATGAACTAGAATCTCTTACTAAAAAACTAAGCTTATACGAAAATAACACATGCCCGACATGTGAGGGAGAGTTATCTACTGAATTCCACACTGATCGTAAATCAGAGATAGAACATAGTATAGAAACTCTACCTTCTAAAATAGCAACAGAACAAGCGAAAGTAGTTCAGATAGAGGAAGATATGGAATCTCTTAGAAACAAAGATTTAGCAGTTCGAGATAAAGTTTCAGTTATTAATACAAATATTAGAAGTCTTAAAGGTGAATTAATAAAGATAAAAGAATCTTTAAACAAAGGGGATAGCTATTCACATATGCAATCTTTGATTGATGGCTTTGAGGTTCAAGAATCTGAAAAAACCAAATCAAAATCGATAGTTAATAGTGAATACTATTTCTTAGAAAATCTAGAAGATATTTTAGGTGAGGATGGTGTTAAGAACCTGGCAATTAAAACAATCTTACCGGGATTGAATACAAATATTGCTGCAATGGCTCAAACTATGCATTTATCATTTCATATAAGATTCGATGAAAAGTTTAATTGTATTATTAATCATTTAGGTGAAGAGATTAATCCAATGACATTGTCAACAGGTGAGCGTAAGAAGGCAGACTTTATTATTATCATAGCAATTATTAAAATATTGAAACTACGTTTTCCACAATTAAACCTACTATTCTTAGATGAATTGTTAAGTTCAGTTGATGCCGATGGAGTTCACAACATCTTAAAGATACTATCTCAAGTTATTAAAGAAAGTAAAATAAATACATTTGTAATAAACCACTCGGTTTTACCTCATGAATTATTTGATAAGAAAATCCAAATATATAAAGAGAATGGATTTTCTAAATTCGATATAGAAACCATAGAATAATATAGATATATAAACTTATATGGCAAGTTACAATTTAAAATACAATTCAGATGATAGCGTAGTACGCCACGTTATTATAGGTTTATTAGCCGACTTAAATAACAAGGTTTATTTTTGGAGACAATTAAATGAGAATGATCGCGTATCAATCGATGTTCCTTTTTATTACTCAATAACAGGAGATGATCAATTCTTACGAGATAATTTTCTATTCACAACAACAACTGGCGTAGATTGCCATCCGAACCAGGCGTTCGCAGATGCAAATTATGATGCAGTTCCACGTGGAGTAGTTAATTTAACTAGTATGTCAATTGACTCTGGTAAATTAATTAATAAAAGAAATATGGGTACCTATACTAAAATGAATAAAGAAGGTGCTATGGAAGGTTACTCAACAGAGTTTGAGATGATTCCTATCACACTAGGGTTAGACGTTGAAATATTAGTTAGTTCGACATTAGATGCATTCAAGGTAACCGAGATGATTATTAAGAAACTATATAAATCAAATTCATTTAATGTCGAAGTCGGTCACTTAAACGAAGCAACATATAGACTAAACTCATATTATGCAATGCCGGATGATTATGATATACAAAGACCTATTGATTTTACATTCGAAGACAAAGATAAATATAAAATAACCTTCCCGTTAGAAATTAACACTTCAATCCCTTCGTTTGATTGGGAAAGCGAAAGACATGCAGGTAATAGAATGTTTGAAATCAACTCAACAACTATTCCAACAGAAGACGCTGGTCTAAATACACCGGGTGAAACCTTTGTAATCGACGAAAATACTAAATAATATAAAAGATATATAATAAAAATAAAAATAAATAATATGATGACTAATATTTTAGCCCCATTTGTAAAAACAGAAAATGCTTTTAAGTTTTACGTTAATGGTAGAGTTTTTGAAATGAACGACAATACAATTACAGAAACTGAATCTATTGATTCTACTTTAGGAAATGCAATTGCAGCTTTTGAATCTTTTGAATTTTCACCAACTACAGTAAAATGGTTCCACGGAGCTTCTAAATTTACTTATAGCTTAACAGAAAATGCTTTTAAAGTTGGAGATACTGTTATTGAAAATTTCACAAAACACGTATTATCAAGTGGATTAGTGAGATATGAAAATAAAAGCACTGCAGATTTATTCGAATCTTTACCAACATTGGTAGAAAACTTTGTAAACTTAGATTTTGCAGCAACTTTTGAAGGAAACAACAATATTGTTAACTTATTTAAAATCGAAGAAAAAGTATATGTTTCTAGATTTAACACAACAAACAAGATTGCAAAGTTCTTTGAAGCTACTAACGCAAACGCAGCAGTAGAATTTGTAAATGAACAAACTGGTTTATCAGCAATAACTTTCTTAAATGAATTAGTTACTGGTCAAGCTCAAGAAATAGCTCAAAACGAAGCAGTAATAAAATCTTATCAAGATCTTGTTGCATTCTTAAAAGACCAAAGAGGTTTATTAGCTGAAGCTGATAAGTCGATCGCAGAAATCAAAGCAGCAGACTCTTTAATTAATGAAGAGATTTTAAATTGGGAAACTAAGATTGCTGAATTACAATCATAATTTTTTAAACACAACAATCATGAAGAAGAGATCCTAGCGGGTCTCTTTTTTTATTTAGAAACAAACTAACATTTTAATGTATAATATCTAAATAAATAAATACAATGGCTCGTAAGAAAAATTACTTAAACAATAAAGACTTCTATGCTCAAATGGTCTTATCCAAAGACGCAGATAAGCTAACACCGGAAGCTGAGAAGATGTTAATTCTTCTAGCTGAAAAGACTATTAATAAAATGAGATATGCAAGAGAAGATGATCGTAATGACTGTCTTCAGTTTGCAATGTTAGATCTTTTAAAATACTGGCGTAACTTTAACCCTAAATATCCAAATGCATTTGCATACTTTACTGAGATTGCAAAACGTGGATATGCTAAAGGTTGGAACAAGATTCATCCTAAAAAATATAGTGGAACTATTTCAATCGGCGGAAACGGCGGAGGAGATGGAGAAGGCGGAGGAATCTACACTTTATAAATGTCAATAAAGAATCTCAAACCAACAAAGAACTCAGGATTCAGTCAGGGGTATTACGTCCCTGTATTTCCTGAAAAATATGTAGGTCCCACTCCGATAATATATAGGAGCTCATGGGAGCGTAAGTTCTGTATTTGGTGTGATATGAATGACAAAGTATTAAAGTGGTCAAGTGAACCAGTAGAGATTAAATACTGGTCAAGGCAGGATTCAAAGGCTCATAAATACTATCCTGACTTTTATTTTAAACAAATACAACAAAGTGGAGAGACACTCGAATATATTGTTGAAATTAAACCAAAGTCACAGATAACTAAACCACAGCCCCCTAAGACTAATTCTAAAAAAGCACTTAGTTCTTATAAATTCCTAGCCGAACAGTATGTAAAAAATATGGATAAATATAATGCAGCAAAGGAGTTTTGCGATGGTAGAAATTACAAGTTTATTGTGCTAACAGAAGATACTATATTAAATGGGTTACGTTAAGAAAAAAATAAAGGAATTAATTAAAGAGTCTGGTAGTAAAAATAAAGCCAGATCAACAGCAGAGGCTTGGTTTAAAGAAAGTATTAAATCTAGGTATTTAAACGAAGTTATGCATACATCAGGTAGATTCGAACCAGGTAAAATATATGTGTTTGATTATAAACCATCCACCCTCGATTTGCCATGGTTTGATAAAAATCCAGTTGTTTTATCAATAGGAAGTAAAGGTGAAAACGATTTAGGTGTTAATTTAAACCTATTACCTATCCCGGTAAAAGAAAAACTTTTAGATGATCTATATAATAAAATGGAAGCTCAAATAAAAAGTGCGAATACTGGTTCTGGTAGAGAAAATGCATTAAGACAATCCCCATTAAAAATAACATATGAAGGAATGTCAACATACCTTAAACAATTTGGTTGTGATTTTGCGATTAGACAATATATACCTAGTGGAAAATCAAGACAAAATGTTGTTACCTATTCTAAATGGCCAGATATTGCATTATGTGACTTTATTGAATTAAATGGTACGACAATTGCACAAATTAGAAGATTGTTTTTTAGCTAATAAAAAATGAATATATAAATAAATATAATAAAATAATAACAATGGCAGGATTCGTAGATAGAAATGGCCCTTTAAGTTACAATAAAAAATCATTTACACTAAAAGATCAATTAAAGAAATTGAGTTCTTTTGGTATGTATTATGACGATTTAGTACTTAGACAATCACAGGCAATTGGCCCAATGGAAGATGCAATTGGCTTTGGCCAAATGAACCAGATGGGATTAGATAGTGATGATATGTATGGCGCTTTTGCAGCTCTTTCTATGTCTGATACTAATATGCGTAAGAATATTCCTTTCTTCGATAAGGGATATGAAACTAAACGTGATGAATTACGAGCTTTTTCAACTTATGATGAAATTGAAGATATTTTAGATATCTTATGTGATGAGTCAGTTGTATATGATAACAAAAACTTTTTTGTTAATCCTGAAATTATCGGGATGGATGTTAGTGACGACGTACAAAAATACTTAAATAAATCCTTTAGAGATATTTACCAATACTTTGGATTTACACAAGATCAATCAGCATGGTATTATTTTAGAAAATTCTTAGTTGATGGTTATCTATCTTTTGAAATTATTTATAGTCCAGATCAAACTGAAATTATTGGATTTAAAGAAATTGATCCAATAACCTTAGTACCTGGATATAATAAAGACGATGGTAAAAAAGTATGGACACAATTTAAAGACGATCCAATTAAAGAGAGAGTCTTATATGATGCACAGGTCATTTATATTTCATACTCATCAATTACTACAGCGTCTAGGGTAAGTTACTTAGAACGTCTAGTAAGATCATTTAACTTGATGAGAATAATGGAACACACCAGGGTAATCTGGGCAGTTACAAATTCATCTTATAGAATGAAATTTATCATCCCAGTCGGTGGTAAATCTAAAACAAGAGCAAAGCAATCGCTAGCTCAATTAATGAATAACTACAAAGAAGTTGTAGATTTTGATTGGGAATCAGGTACAATGCACACTGATGGAAAGCCAATGCTACAATTTAATAAAGAATACTGGTTACCAAGTAAAGACGGTGAACAACCAGAAATTGAAACACTAGGTGGAGAAGGTCCTGAATTATCAGACACAGAAGCACTTAAATATTTTAGTGATAAACTTAAAGCAGTTTCTAAGATTCCATTTAACAGATTTATGTATGAAGACGGTGGAGGAGACTTTAACTTAGCAGCTGATGGTATGATTAGAGATGAAATTAAATTCTCTAAATTTATTACAAGATTGCGTTCAGTTTTCCAAGAGATCTTAGTTAAACCACTACACATTCAAATGTGTTTAAAATATCCAGAGTTTGCAGATGATGCAGCATTCAAAACACAAATCTCTCTACAGTTTATTGAAGAGAATATGTTTGCAGAATTAAAACACATGGAGATAATGGAACGTAGAATTAATTTTGTTAGTGAATTAAAAGATTCATTAGTAACTACAGATCCAATAACAATGGAAGAAGAATACTACTTTGATCAAGATTTCTTAGTAGACAGATACTTAAAACTATCTCCGGATGATAAAGCAGCTAATGAAGCATATAAAGCCCGTAAAGCCGCTAAAGACGCCGAGGAACCTAAGGTTGATCCAATGGACATGGGAATTTAAAAATATATAGAGATATATCAAATGAAACACATAAGCTTATTTGAACAATTCACTGCAATTGCAGTTGAGTTAGTTAATGAAAAAAGAGAAGATGTTGGAAAATACAACACAGTTAAAAAGGTTATAGCCAAAATAGGTAAAAGACCGTCTGAACAAGATCTTGCACAATTTATAACCGATAACTATTACGATGTTACGGAAGTAGAGCAAGGAAATGATGATGAAAGAGCCAATGATAAGATCGCAGATCTAGTAGGTTTCTTGAAATATGATATCAAAGATTGGAATGCAGCATGGACTGATGCTCAAAATGAATCAGTACTACATGAGGCTAATAAAGGTAAAGTACATAAAGCAGCAAAACAAGGAAGTTATCCTGCAGTAATTGTAGTTGTAAAAGATGGTAAAGTTATCCATCAAGAACCTGTAAGTACTCCGGAAGTTGCTCCAGCTACATTTAATGTAATGCAAGAAAAATATCCTAAAGCACTTATACATTTAGAAGATAAAACAGGTAAGAGATTATTTAGTGAATCAGTAGTTACTGAATCTTTAAGTATTGCTGGTATGGCATCTATGTTATTAGGTTTAGGTATTGCTGCTAGAATTGGATTTATGAGTGATGAAAAATATGCAAGTATGATTGGTTCTATAATTCCAACTGCTAAAGCTATTGTTAAGTCATTACCTATTATTGGAGATAAGGTTAAAAATCAAGAATTAAAGGATTATCAAACTAAAGAAGTTGAAAAATATCTAAATGGTGAAATATCAGATAAAGATATTGTAGCTATTTTAAATGAGAATCCTAAATTAAAGAAAGCAATAGAAGATGTTGCAACTAGCGGACTTAACTACAAAGAATATTATAAGTTAATTAAAGAAATAGGTGGAGCAGCAGATAAATGGGGAAATACTCACCGTAAGTTTAAACAACTTAGAAAGAAAATAAGTGATGGTAAGGTTTTAGAATCTTTAGTTACTGAAGATTCAGCTGGAAGAATGGAGTTGTTGAAGACTGGAAAATATAAAGACACTAAGGGTAAAACACATACTTTGAAAGCAGGTCAGATCGGAAGACATGAAAGAATAGGTTGGGATAGTGATTTTATTCATTTTGGTTCTAATGTATTTAGCGCTGGTGTTTTTGGTAATGATATAGAAGTTTATGAATCAGGGGTTACTGGATTTACAGAAGCTAAAATGACTAAAGATAAACTAGAGAATTTAATTTATAGTTTAGAAAACGAAAACGACTCATGGCATCCATCTAGTGATAGCAAAAAGAAAGCAATGCTAGATAAATTAAAGAAAGACTTATCTAAATTTGAATCTTTAGTTATTGAAAAACGTGAAGATGTTGGTAAATACAATACTGTTAAAAAAGTAATCAATAAATTAGGTAGAAGACCAAGTGAACAAGATCTTGCAACATTCATTAATAATAACTATTATGATGTTACAGAAGTAGAGCGAGGAGATAACGATGAAAGAGCTGATGATAAAATTGCAGACTTAGTAGGATTTTACAAGTTTGATATTGATGATTGGGAAATTGCATGGGAAGATGCTCAGAACGAATCAGCAGTTATTGAAAGTGGAATGTCAGATATTCACATGTTTGCAAATGATGCTAAGAACATCAATGATTTTATCAAAATGTTCTTTAAAGAATTTGGTGATAAAGTTAAAAAAACAGCAGATACTATTGACTTAGCAAAAGAATTGTATAATGGCATGATCGATGAATCAGTAGTTTCTGAAGGTAAAATGCCAGACAAGCTTACTAACGATGACGATATTGTTTTTCTAAAAACTTCTGAGAATTCAAAAGGAGCTCATTATAATGTATATTATAAAGGTTATGATATTGATTTTGGTGGTGTTGGATTTGGTACTGAAAAACAACTAAAGAGTTATGCTAAAGAGTATATTCTTTCTAGACAATGGGCTAATAAATTAAGATGGGAAGATGCAAAACCTTTACCAGAATCAGTAGTTACTGAATCAAAAAACTCTAAGGAGATTAAAGAGCTTGAAAAATTACTTAAATCAATAAAATCAAATACACCCGCAGAACAAGGCAGAAAGGCATCTATTCAAGACGATATCGAAAGATTAAAGAACGGAGTAGTTACTGAAGCTAAGAATACTATTGGTCTTGCATTCAAAGAAGAACAAGATTATCTAGATTTTAAAGAGTTTGTTGCAGAACAACCTAGAGGAGCTATTAGAAAGAATATTGGTTTTGATAGTAAAACTAAATCATGGAATGTTGAAATGGATGTTAAAGTTCTAGACAGTATTTATGGTGAAGGAACTCCTAGCGATAAAAAGTCTGGATGGTACGGAGGATTACCTGATGATTTTGAATCAGTAATAATCGAATCAGTAGTTAATGAAGCAGCATATGAAAATGCTACTCAAAATGAATTAGCAGAATATATTATAAGTCTTTCTAATGAATTAAAATATGCTAAAGCTAATAAAGATAAAAAAGAAATTAAGTTTCTTCAAGGAGACATTGCAGAAGTAAAAGCTGCTTTGGCTAAAATGAAAAATGAATCAGTAGTTACTGAGAGTAAATATCAAGGAATGATCGCAGGTGATGTCGCTGAAGATATTGCAAAAGAATTATCATACAATGTTAAGCAGATCGTTAAACAGCCTAATGATAGTGTAACATATTTTCAAGTTAAAGATAAATCAAGTGTAAATAAAACCATACAATCTTTAATAGATTTATATGGTATAGAGGCTCAATCAGGTGGTAAGCAGTTCTCACCTTCTATTACAGTTAAATTCGATAATGATCAAATGGTATCGGAATCTGTTGTTACTGAAGGTATATTTGATTCTATTGCAGATCCTATTAAAGCATTACACTTTGAAACAGATCCTAAAACTGCTGAGTTAATGAAAATGGAACTTGGTAAAAAACAAGGAGAGACCAACAAGAAAAAACAAATTGATAGTGCTGAATATTCTTTAAGAAGATTTAGAAAGTCTATTAAATTTGGAGATGGTACTTATTTAGGAGTATTCTTACCTGGTAGTTATGATGCATCTGTTTCTACATTAGGAGATGGACCACATAAGAAAGCAGTTGCAAAGGTTAAATGGAACCAAAAGAAATACGATCAATGGTTAGAAGATATGGCAGCAAATGGAGGAGCAGATAATGCTTTCGATATGGCACAAAATGCTAAAAACGAAACTGGACTTATTGATTGGGTTAAGAAACAATTTAGAGGAGAAGATCCACTACAGAGAATTCAATGGGATATTGAAGCATTTGCAGAATCAGTAGTTACTGAAGCAAGGCCAGGTACTAAAACATACTATCACGATAGAGACGTATTACCTCCGCATTATGGTAATTCAGAACTTCATGATAAATCAGAGGAAATGTTTAAAAAATCATGGAAAAAACTTAATGATAAACAAAAGGATGAAGTATTATCTTCTTTCCCTAAAAATGAATCAGTAGTTACTGAAGCAAAAGCATATAAGCTAAAGGCTTCTGAATTTGGTTCAAATACATTCTCAGCAGCATACAATGTAAAAGGTGAAACTACTTGGAGAGTTCATAGTACTTATGCTATCGATCAAGTATCTGGTGAAAACGATGCAGACGAAAGAGACGTAGTTTTCTTTGAGGCAATGCCTATTAACAATGAAATATACATTAAGATTGGTGGAATCAATAATCTTAAAAGAACCGGTGCTACTGTAGGTGATAACTTTGGTACTACGATTGAAGAATGGAAAAAAGATCCAAAGGGAATTGCAAAAGAAGCTTCTGAGTTTCTTACTGATGCAACGCACCTTAAATGGATAAACAAAAAAGCAAGAAGCCAAGGTCAAACAATTAAATGGGCTTTGAAGGACGATTATTCTAGCGTTATTGAAGATCTAGTTAATAAATCATTAGCACTTGCAGAATCATTAGTTACCGAAGCTGTT